GGCGTTGGGGTGAGGAAACTTACGCAAAAGATGAGCGTAGAGCGCCATGATAGAATCAACGGCGCCCTCTTTTTGTAACGAGTCAAAATTAGTTTGGTCAGTGGCCTTAATAGAAGAACCACTGGGTACGCTACGACGCCAGAGATTAAGTTGTTCAGGTGTCTTACCCGCGGCAACAAAAATCCCTTCTAAAGTGTCAGTGTTTGAGCAGCAACCGCCGAAGACTTTCTCAAGCCACTCCTGGCAAGATGCTACAAATGGCCCGGTGTAAGCAGTAACCAAAGGGTGTTGCCCACTTATACACCGACTGCGGAATCCGGGCGGATCCTTGTCTTTTTTAGTGAAGCAGTCGCAAATGGGCTCGCGACCGCCTATCATTCTCAAAGGTGGAATGGCGCTTTCACACCCAGAGAAACTCTCGTATTCCTCTCGTATAGCTCGCTTGTTAGCAGTGGAAATGCTAGTTTTGGCGAGGAACTCATCAACAGAATAGTAGTGCATCTGATAGTCGTCAGGACAGAGCTCCAGCAAGTCACGTCCTGCTTGCACCACTGGATTCCAGTCAGCACGAGTTGACTTAGGAGTACACTTAGCTGCGCGATTAGCAATGGCGCAAAACTCATTCCAAGAGGAAGAAGAGGCCGTTACCACGTAACTCGCCAAGGAAGGCGTGCATAAGCACGCCAAACCAAAGTTTGGCGGTTTGTCCTCAGGACTGGCTTTAGTCTTGGTGATTTTAGCACTCGGGTCCAAGCCCAATAAGGAGCCGCTGTCCCGTCGACAAAAGAAGCACTGGTTGACGACCAAAGGCCCTATAAAAAGTATAAGGTAAGAAGGGTAAAGACAAGTCGGGCAGATCATACGAAACTGAGAAAAACAAGTTGGTAAAGGTAAGACTGTTGACGTCGACGGAAAGGCACGGTTGCGAAACGGAATGGGAAGGAGCACCGGCCGAACGGGACGAGTCTGAAGGCCAAAATAAAAGGCCAACAATATGTCCCGCAACACACCCTGAGGAGTGTGGTAGATTAAATAAATCAAAGGTGTGATGCCCCCTCCCGCGCGGCGTCACCGGTCTAAAATTTTGATGCCATAAGCATCAAGAGACCTCCGCAGGGCGCCATCACTCGCTTTGGCGCGCTGGAGAGAATTAACGACAATAGTGTCGACTAAGGCTTCATGAGCTGCCATAACCGCCGGAAGCGTTGGGAGCGTGCGGTGCTCCTCGATCAACAAAGACCGGGCTTTGGAGCGCAGGTTGTTAACGCCCTGTGCTGAAATGCAGCCATCCTTGAGAGCCATAGAGGCCAAGGACGAGAGATGCCCTGAGACTGCGGCGGACACAAGGTTGCTTGGCGCGCCCATGCCTAATACAGC